TGCACTTTTAGATACTTCTTTGGACGAGACGGTGTGGCTGAAACGAATAAAATTCGCTCTGACCTACCCTCTCTCGAAGTATTTAAAAAACCCATTACCCCCAAAACCTGATCTGGTTTTTGAACCGTCGGGGAGTTTACGACGTTGGATGAAAGAAAGATCTAACGCTTTCAATCGAAAGAATACGCATCTTTGGTATTCTTGGCTTCAGGCTAAACGATCCAGTTTACCTGCTAGCGACGAGATTATAGATAGTACTTATGAGAAGCATCTAAGTACTCTCACACGGGTGGACCCCGGTGATGATAAGACGATCGAAGACATAATGAATATGCCGATCTTTGTCAGACTTCTTAACCGTATTAAGGAAGAAGTAGCCAAGAGGATGAAAGTATCGAAGAGATTTGATACATATATGCCCTCTGCCTCAGCCTGTTTTGAACAGACGAGGACTAATGGTGGACAACAAGGGGAACTTCAGAGACTTGCTGAAGTTAAGAATTTCAACGACCCTTGGTCTGTTGTTTCTGAAGACGAGCTTTGGACCATGAACTGGAATCCAAAGGCATTGTACAAGGGACGACTCCGATATAATCTAGTTAGTGAGACTCGTGTCTCAGCTGGTTGGGAGGAGTGGCAAACGTTAAGGACGTGCCACGTAGGTAACCAAATTTTTATGAGCTCATTTAAACCTACTAAATGTACGATACAAGGTATCTTAGAACCGATGAAGGTTCGCGTAATCAGTAAGGGCGAAGCTCTGCCTTACTATATGTGCAAGCCATTACAGGTTGCCATGCATTCTACTTTGAGAGAAATGGATCCATTTCGACTCATTGGTCGGCCCTTTAGTCCGACGGACCTGATTGATCTAGCTCAAAAAGCAGAACCCACTGATGAGTGGTTCTCGGTAGATTATAGTGCAGCCACTGACGGATTGTCGTGGAAGTATTCAGGTGCGATCTTCAAGAAAATCATTGAAGACCTAGATGACGAAGAGAAATATATCGCGATGTCCGTTCTTGGACCGCATGCTCTTCACTACCCAGTTCAAGGGCGAAAAGATGTCATCTTTAAGGGAATGCAACAGAATGGCCAATTAATGGGATCCATTCTCTCTTTTCCAATTCTCTGCCTAGCAAATCTAGGTGTTTATCTTAACGTTACAACCGATTTTCAAAAGGGTTGGACGGATAAGGAGAGACTCGGCCATGTTCTTATCAATGGCGACGATATGGTTTACGCAGCAAATCCTATACTCTGGGATGAACATACAGAAAAAGCTGGTAAAGTTGGATTAGAGATGAGTGTCGGAAAAGCATATCGACACAAAATTTACGCAAATATCAATAGTACATCCGTACATTATGACATAAGCAAACTCCGTAATGATCGTGAAGTTTGGCTTAACACTACTCCTTGGCAAATTGATTTTCTCAATGCCGGTCTTTTTTATGGACAAAGGAAGGTACAAGTTCTCGATAAGAAGGAGAACAGTTTCTTGAAAACAGAGTCTGAAGCAAAATGGGTATCCCCGTTGCTCTCTGATGAGAAACTAATTGAGCAAATGGCTCGTGTTAAGATTAGTCAAGAACAAATGGATAATCGAGAAAACCTCGTATCCAGTTTAAATGAAGTTCTTAGTGGATCACTGCCTGGTAAACAGCGCAGGCTTCTAAAAGCATTTCTGACGTATCATAAGAAAACGATACATCAGGAATGTTTAGGTGTCATCAGTCAAGCTGG